ATAGACGCGTCCGCTACTGGTTGCCGCCCGAACGCTTGCTTACGCCACCAATCCGCCACCGCGTTAGCGTTCGATGCTTGATGGCCATGCACGACTCCAAGACGATGTACGCCGTCACCAAAAACGTCAAGGCACAAACTTTCGTCATGTGCCTGAGGTTCAATAAAACGAATTGGTAGTTCCTGCTCAGACGCGAGGCGTGCCAACTGGCGGCCAATGAAGACTCCCCAGTCGTCTGTTTTCTTGCCAACCTGTTGACCATTGACCCTCCATTGACAGTGATTAGAACCAACCGACAGATAGGTTACGTCGGGCACGAGTGTCACAAGTTGTTTGAGTGTTTGCCATGCGTAGGTTGTGGCAAGGTCAACCTGATCCATGATGCTCAAGTCATTGCTTTGCAGTTGGTTCGCGCTTGCCTTATTGTCGAACCCCTCCACCGTGTCGCCACAATCGACGAACACGACACGGTTCGGCTTCTCACGTTTCACCAACGCCAACAGGCGCGACTGCATTACTTCCACACGGTCAACGAACTCAGTCAGCCCGCCACGATGGTCAACCTTCCCCACCTGCAAATCAGACCACAAGACGACAAGTGCCCGGTTTCCCGGCGAGGTTATGGGCTTAGGTTTGACCCGTCGTTTTGCCTCGGCCAACAGTAAGGGAAGGTTGACCACCGCAGTTTTGCGACGGAAATGAAACCGATAGGAGGTCAGCCAAACCAGTTCACCGTCTTTTTGCTGTTGCCACCTCGAGGTGCGGATACTGTCGGACGTGACCTCTATTTCAGAAGGGTCAAACCCGGCTTCTCGCAGGTAGTCGTCAAAGTTTGTTTTCTCACCCAGATAACCCGGTGTCGTAGCCGTACCCTCAGTACCGTCAAATTCGATACCAGGGCGAACGTCATTTTTGACAGTCACCCGTTTTGCCGGTTCGAGGTTCTCCAACATTACTCAGACACACACAAACAGTCACCGCGCCTATGAGCGCGAACAGTCTCACGGCCAATGTCAAGGCCATGCTTACGCAACTCGCGCACCAACGTCTCAGCAGACCAATCCTCAGTATTCGCAACAGCGTCATCAAGAATCTTCTGATCAGACTTATCCAACCCTTCACGCAAGCGAGACAGTTTGCACAGTAACGGCTTCTTCGCCGGCGGTGTCAATCCCTCCAACATGATTAGAACGGCGCATCCGAAATAGTGGGCACGCTCTGCCGGGCAGACTGTGAACGCGTACTAGGCGCGAGAACCTCAACACTGTCAGCTTTGATAACCAGGTTCTTGTACTCGCCGCGCTCCTCAGTGACCTGAGTGCCTGTAACCTTCACACGATCCCCAGACTTGAACGCCTTGAAGTCAATATCAACACCGTAAGCGGCCTTCACCGTGAAACGTGTGTGGCCGACAATCTCCCAAGCGTCACCGTTTTTCTTGCTGTGAGACTCGTTGATTTTCATACCCCAATCAGGGTTTGGTTCGTCAGTCTTAAACTTCCAGTCAGACACGAACGCGGTTACCTCAATTTTTGCCATCATTACCTCTCATTAGTTTCCATTTGGCTTGTTTTCTTGCCTGTTTGTATCTTAGTGACTGCCACTCTAACCGTAATAAGTCTATATCTTCACTTGATGGTTGACTAGATGTAGTTTCAGGTTTATATGTGTAGGTGCGTTCAGCGTCCAATGCCGCCATGTGTTGCGCGTGGGATCTAGTGACCCCGAAACGCTCAGACTCCAACAGTTCCATGTATCTGCTCAAAACAGTTTCTCCTTTTCTTTTTCCTGCTCGGCCTTTACCGTGGCAACAGCGTGGTTTAGTCTGCCCTCAATTATCGGCAAGTATTCCTCGGTGAGTTCGCAACCAATGAATTCAAAGCCCTCGAGTATTGCCGCCTTGCCAGTGCTACCCGAACCCGTAAACGGATCAAGAACAACCCCGCCAGGTGGTGTAACCAAGCGCACAAGTTGGCGCATCAAGTCAGTTGGTTTCACAGTCGGGTGAAAGTTTTGTTTCGCCGCGTTGGTTCGGTTTCGCGGATTGTCTCCGCCAACCCCGTCGTCCTTTTCGCGGTCTGAGTGTCGTTGTTCTTCTAGCGCGTCGAGGCCTTCGTTGCGATCACGTTTAGAAGCCTTAGCCACATAAAAAAACCGTGACGCGCCACCAACTGAATCATCCTTGCGCATCGTTGCGTAACCCGTTGGCTTCCCATCATTGTCAAACATTCGCGCACCATCAGTAGTGTTCCAAGTGCCACCCTTCACCTGTCCGCTTTGTTCGTCTACCAACCCGGCAGTGAACTCATCCAACACCACATTAGAAGGCCAACGACCCGAAACGGTTTTCTCATAAACGCTGCCGGATGGTTGCCAATTATCGTCCATAAAATTCGCACCAAACCCTGTTTCATTTACGGTCATATTTCTTTCTTCTGTCCCGATCCGTGTGCCGTCAATGTTCAACGCACCCGTCCCATACTCCAACACATTCGCCGCAACAGTCCCCACCAACGGCTTACGAGCAACAATCACCGGCTCAAACGCAGGTTTCAACGCAGTACCCCACCCCTGCCACTTCACCGCGTCAGCAGTAGCCCCAACTGTTATATCGACCTCAACGCTTTGAGAAGCACCAATAGTGTGGCGTGGCCCTTCTTCTTTGTTGGCAATGCCTGAAGTTTTTTTGCCAATCACTTCGCGGTTTTTGTATGCAGTCCACTCAATACCAGTGCGCTCCGCAACCAAACGCTCGATTTCCTCCGGCACGTCCGGCAACAAATGGCGCATAGCATCAAAAACGTCTGCCGTAGCAATTGCCGGTTGTTGTTTGTCGCTGAAATAATGTTGCGCCATTGCCCGAGCAGACTCAACGTTTTTCGCAAAACCTGAAATTGCTAGTGCGCAATCATTTTGACTAATCCCTGTCGAACGCATCCACTCGGTGAAACGCAACTGCCGCGCACGATTCTCACCAGTGCCCTTGTCAATCGCCTTCGACACATCCAACGACTTCGGAAACCCCGACCCATACAACCACGCCACAGAATCCCGAATCTGAAACCCAGCATCCTCCACCGCAACCGCAATACGATGCCACGTCCGAGAACCACCAAACGCCAACAAATGACCGCCCGGCTTGAGAACGCGCAAACACTCAGCCCAAACCGCAGTATTGAACGCGATACCCGACGAGTCCCAAGACTTACCCATAAACCCAAGCTCATACGGCGGATCAGTCACCACCGCATCCACACTTGCATCCGGCAACTCACGCATCCTGACAAGACACGAACCAACCATCACACGCCAACCCTCACCACTCAAATCACCGGAGTCCACGGCCAATCACCACCCTTCACCAAACCAGTAGGAAAGTCCCGCCGGTCACGATCACCACGCCACCTAGTCACCTCAAACACATCAGTGCCAGGCTTAGGCAACCGAATACCAATACCGAACTCAGGCCAACCCATCAACGCCGCCGAACCTCGAGGGCGCAAGTCACGTTCACCACCCTGATTCAACGCATGACCGGCATGAGCCTCAATCACAAGTGCACACCCACGGTCACGAATCGTATCAAGAGCAGCCAACAACGGGGAAGCCTCATCATCATTCGTAATAGCGCGAGGCACAAGACGATACAACGGGCCGATAACAACAATATCCGCCATGGCATCATCTAACAGCCGGTGAACCTGCCCCAAATCGCTGTCCCGCGTCAAATCCATTCTCGGAGTACACGAAATCCGCAAATCGCCGGGATCGTGTGACCCGTACAGTTTCGCCTGTTTCGTCACACCGCGCGAAGCCCGTCGCCATTGACTCTCAGAGTTCTCCGCGTCAATCACCAACACGTTTACCGGTGGTGTTGGTGTGAAGTTGAACGGGTGCAAACCGGCAGCGGACAGAATCGCCAACTGGCGCACCAAAGTGGATTTGCCCGACCCTTCACCGCCCGTCACCAGTAACCGGTCACGTTTCTCCAACAGACCAGGAATAACCCAATCGTAACTATCCTCCGTTGCGAGGATATCCGCCAAAGTGGTCACATGAAACTTCTTGAGCTCGTGCGCGCCCTGAACATCCCGCAACTGGTTGATCCCGTTGCTCAAAGTTAGTCCCGGGTCAGCGTCAACGGTCTGCAACATTTGCGCGGCCACCGCCCTCACGTTTCGGCGCATCGCATCCTCACGAACCGCCCGAGCATACTGCCGCACCGACATGGCATGAGGCACGTTAGAAACAAACGTGTGCAAATCCGCCGGTGTGACAGTTCGCACACCCCAACCGGCAAGCGCAGCACCAACCGTCAACACGTCCACAGGTTCACGCCGTGACCGCATCCCCTGAATACCATCCCACAACAAACCAAACTGACCATCACCAAAATCATTGCTAGATAGCACACCGTCTAAGAGTGTGAGTACGTTGCTGTCGAGTAGCACCGAACCGATAACGGCCTTCTCAACGTCACTCATCAACGGTCACCTGCCCAAACATTCCGCAATCATCACTAATCCGTTTGCGTGACAGCTCAGCATATTCAGGATTTAGTTCGCAGCCTAAATAGTTGCGCCCGTTACGCAACGCTACAACACCCGTCGTGCCCGAACCGCTGAACGGATCTAGTACCGTGTCGCCTTCTCTTGAACCGGCAAGAATACACGGCTCGATTAGTGCTGTGGGATAAACGGCAAAGTGTGCCCCGTCGTAGCCTTTGGTGGGGACAGTCCACACGTCGCGTTTGTTGCGGCCACTCGGATTGACAAAACGAGTGCCCATTTCGTCAACATGAATTCCCTGCTTGTCACCCAGCGCGTTATTCTTTGTGCTCGGTGCGTCACTGTGAAACGCATATTTGGCGCGTTCCAATGACGACTCAGCAACGGGTTCTTTTATCGCCTCATGGTCGTAAAAATACTTCGCAGACTTAGCCAACAAAAAAATGTGTTCATGCGACTTCGTAGGCCGATCAGTGACACTCTCAGGCATCGGGTTTGGTTTGTGCCAAATAATTTCAGACCTAAGAAACCAGCCACGCGCTTGTAGGGCGAAAGCAACCCGCCATGGGATACCAACTAGATCTTTAGGTTTAATGACTTCACTCAATGCCGAAGGCCGGTTAACCCCGCCGCGAGATAAGGCACTACCTTGCTTGCCACGTTCGCCACGATTGCCGCCAGAATGTGATCTATCGGGCGCAGACATTCCACCACCATTTGCATAGGAATCGCCTAGGTTTACCCATAACGTGCCATCGTCAGCCAACACACGCCAAACCTCATCAAAGACCAAACACAACGCCTCAACAAACTCATCCGGTGAACCCTCTAGTCCAATCTGACTATCTTGCCGGGTAGCACCACAATTTTCACAAAGGTTCTCAAAGTAGTAACCCTTAGTTTTTGTTGCTTCACGGCTCGGACGATTTTCGTTGAACTCAGGATTACCGAATGATTTTGTCTTAGAAGAATCCTTGACGTGCTCACAATCCGCATCACCACCAACCCACAAAGACGTTCCGTAATCACGCAAACCCCAATAAGGCGGCGAAGTCACACAAGTCTGAACCGAACCAGCCTCAACACCAGCCAACCGATCACGAACATCACCAACCAAAACACGAGCAGTCACACCCATCATCGGTCATCACCAGCGTTCTCAAACCGAGCGTCGCCCCACTTCACATCTTCATTCATCCAAGCGTCCGGATTCCACCGCGGCGGTTCAGGCTCATCGTTATACCGTTCCCCATTCAGCCAAGTAGCAGCGTGCGGAATGTATTGCTGTTCCACCAAAGAGCACTTAATAGCGAAAGCCTTGACCGAATCCATTAGAACGTCAAAAGACGTTTTCCTAATTGCGCTTTTCCAAGACTTGAACGCTGTGCCCTTAGCAATCTTTCGAGGGTATTCATTCCACCAGGCTTCAAAATCATCAGAATATGACTCACGGCCGCCCTCGGTGGCCACTCTACTCTCCTCTACTCTACTCAACTCAGGGGTGAAGGTCTCATGAGGGTTGCATGAAGGTTGCATGAAGGTCTCATGAGTCGTTCTAATAAGCACGTTTTGCCCCGTAAAATCAGGGAAATTGTCCTTCCCCTTATGTTGCGGTGACTGGTGTTCAAACCAATTCTTGATCGCAAGGTACTGCACACCGTCAACCTCATAGCGAACGACAACACCAGCATCCGAAAGCACCCACAACCAGCCGTCAATAACGTCAGAAGTGACGTCTTCATCAAGGGGAAAACAGTCAGCTTTGATGAGTTTTGGGTTGTCTTTGCCGCGCCCGTAGTCGTCAACGTAACCCCACAAGAGCACCCAAAAGTAGCGCACCTCGAGAGGCCATGAGGCAACCTTTTCGGACGTGCGTAGTTCCGGTTTGATCATGCGCGTTCTAGCCATTACTTGACCCCTTTTCTGCTGTTGCAAGACTGACACAAGGTCTGCAAATTTTCCATTTCGTTACCGCCGCCCTTGACCCAGGGCACGATGTGGTCAATGGTCAGGTTCTCATTTGTTCCGCAGTGCAAGCAAGTGAAGTTATCGCGTTCAAAAATACTCATCCTGCGAACTTTTGAAATTGGTGTTCTGACTGTTGAACGGTGAAGTCTCCACAGATCACTGTGAGCCGGGTAAATGTACTCCCACTGCTTGTCTGAGGTAAGACTGTAAACAATTTCGCAACGGTAAAAACCATTTGCAAACAAGGCTTCAATGGCGGCATCAGAAGCACGAAGCGTTTTTGTGAAATGTGCTCTGACAAGATGGCCGTGAACCATCAAGAACAGGCTTTCGATCCAAACACGAAAGCACTCATCTTGAATTTCAGGAGGCAAAATCTTGAAATTAGGAAAATCATAAAGCTTTGTGCTGAGGTTTAGATAACCTTCTTGCTCAAACTTTATGCGGGTAGACTTATTCATAGCCACTCTCCAGTGTGGTTAGAAGCCCGGCAGAGCGTATTATCGTCCGCTCGCCGGGTTTCGCTTTTTGTAGTTATCGGTTTCATTCTAGCAGTCATTACGATAAACCATCCAAGTAAGGCGCATCCTGTTCTCCAACACGGTCAAACCGTGGTTGGCCCCAACGCGACAACCAAAATTCAATGACCTCCGATCTTGTCTCACTAGGAACGCAAGGCCGGTAATAAATGCCACGCTTCTGCCCATGCATCAGGGTAACCGTTTTATCGCCTGACGCTTTACGATAAGCGGCAATGCGCCTCATGCGTGGATTGCTGCCAGACCCAAAAGAACTAGAGGGAACCTCGTGCCCGTTAGACCTCAACCAATCCAACATCTCGTAGTAAGACTCATCACTAATATGCTCGTGCCCAAATCCCTTCGTGTAACCTAGAAACTTATAAATGCGGTTGTACTGACTGCCCTTGCCCCAAAGAGAAGTAGTCATAATCCCCTTCAGTTCATCACCGTAACGCTCTTCCCAAAACTCACCGAGAGTGGTGGCCAGAAGCGCAATCAACTTGCCCCCGTTCCAATGCCACCCGAAAGGCTGAGAAGCAACGCAAACAGACAAGTCAGCATAATGGCGCAACTCTTTGCCCTTCACTTTTGAATCAACGTCAAACCCTAAGGCCTTATCGCGCGGCCCCATGTTTATGACAGGGCTAGCAAGAAAAGCAATACCCAAAATGTCTAAATCATGCTTGATCACAAAACCAAGTTTTCGACCAGGTGCGGGCCGCCAAACAGCCTTGCTCATTCGTGACTGCAAATCTTGGATAACATTTGTTGGAACTTGCTGGACGTAAATTAGTGCCGGGTCAATTTTGTCAAGAAACACGTTTGATGTCGTGTCAAATAACGCCTCTTCAAATACCCGCAACTTACTCATCGCGTGCCTTCGCAATCAACGTGCGCGCAACCTGCAACGTGCTCGGATCACTCATCGCCACCAACAACGACTCCTCACTAAATGACCCCGTGTCGTCAGCCAACAACATACCGACCACAAGCAACGTCAACGCCTCCACGTTCATACGCTCAATAAGACCGGCGGCCTGTAAATACAACACAACCGTGTCACGCCGGTACTCGCTGAAATCAGGCTTCTGCAAGCTCACGAGCCATCACCAACAACTCACGCAAATGATACTCACTAACACCGAGAGCCAAACGCATCTCCGACTCCCTACATCCGTAGCGCTCAGCCAACTTCAAATAATAAAGTCTCATCTTCGACTCAATCACCCGCTGCTCAAACGACTCAGCATCCCGCAACTTACGGGAACACACGCTCAGAAACTCAAGCGCAATCATCCTCTTCTGATCCATAGCCTCTTCCTTCCTTTCGGTCATCTTACTTCGTGAGTACTCTCCATGCCACGATATATTTCACCCATGCGTTTCTCGGCGTCCCGTTGCAAACACGGCCTACGCTCGTCGCCCTCTAACCAATGCCAACCGTCCTCATACCAAACCGGCACACTACCAGGCGCATAGTTACGCATCACCCAACGCGGGATAGACCACCCTTGCCGGATACATGCCGCCCGAAACTCCATCGAACCCGCATCCATTTGGTTATGCACTGCGCACATCGTCACAAGGTGTTCAGGCGTATCAAACTGGGCAGACCCACCCATGCCCCGCGACACCCGATGTTGTATCGTCCACGCCCCACCACACGGCCACAACAACGCCCACGCAGACCCCGCAACAACACACCCACCATCACGATCATAAACACGCTGGCGGACTTTATCGACCTGCGATTTAGACCGTTTACCAACACTCATGCCGACTCATTCCGCCGCGTCAACTCGGCCGTTATCGCGTCAGCTTGCGCTTGCCACAACTCACGCTCCTCAACCGTCGAATACTTTGTTGACACAACACCACGCAACAACGTGGTGCGCATCGCCGCCAACTCATAAACACCCATACGCTCAAACATCATCTACCTCAACTGCTGGCGAAACCATCCAATCGCAACCCTCAAACTCTTCACCATCATCAAAGAAACCTTCATGCGCAATAGCCATGTATTTGGCCTCTTCCTCGCTATCGGCGTTCCCGTGGCTGTCGTGAACATCGCAATACCAAATCCAGCCACCAACAGTGCAGTTACCAATGTTCCTAACAATCATTTGTGCAGTAACTGCTGTGCCCCGATAACTGTCTATGTGGTCAAACATCATCAAACCCTTCATTAGTCTCAAAAATACGAATCACAGACCTTGCCCGATCCTTAGTCACATACACGCGCCGCGCCAAAACCACGTTCACGTGCACGTCGTCCTCATAGGCGACACCGTTCAGCGAATCCAGCACCAGTTTCACCAGGTTGTCCACGTCCTTGCGTGCCCGAGTGCCCTGAAAGAACGCCAGTTCGACACCTACCGCGCCAGTAAACCCGTCGTGACCCGTAGCCTCAAACGCGCTTCTCACCCGCGCTTCTGCCTCCACCGTCGTTTTTGGCGTATACGTGTGCCCGGTCTTCGTCATGCGCGGCCGAGCCTTCACCATCGGCTCACCGTCAACGGTAAACAGCACCGCGTTCACCGGGCCTTGCCGAACCATAGGCTCATAATTCCAGCCCGTAAACTCGTACGTCATCCGGCAACCCACCAGGCAAGCATTACGCCGCCCCAAATGAGCAATCCGACAAACGCAATCTCGAGAATCAGCCCGAGAAACTTTCCTGCCAGTTTCCAATTAGTCATGGTTTCCTCTTTCCCATCATCAAACGGTGACGCTCAGTAGGTGACGTGCCACCGTAAATGCCTTCTTTGAACTTATTGACTAGAGCATACTCAAGACATTCCGTTTTCACGGGACATCCTGCACAAATCTTTTTCGCCTGAGCAACCCGCCACAACGAATCAAGCTCCGGAAAAAACAACTCAGGATCAACCTCGACACAACGAGCATCATCCATCCAATGCGTACTCACGCGCCCTCAGCCATAACCGACTTGAGAACCGCCATATGCGCCATAAGCGACGAATCCAGTTGCTTCACCTTCAACTTCACACGACCATGCGCCGCCCGAGCAATCGCCGCCGCGTCCCGTAGTTCCTGAGTCACCAAACGCGCCTGAGCCTTCCGTTCCTCAATGTTGCCCTCAGCATTAAGAAAAGCTTGATCATACGCGGCCTCATAATCGCCCTCAGCACGCTCAGCCAACAACTCCGCCTCCTCATGCGCTTGCGGGCCTCGAGCCTGTTCACGGGTCAGCCCGAGAATAATCGCGCGAATCTCATCCGGAGTCATTCCGGTTCTCCCAACAGTCGCTCTAAGTTGGCTTTTCTTTCGGCACGCTCTTGTTGTTCCTTCAAGCGCAACGCCTTTACCACCAAGCCCTGAGTGCCTTTGTTGAACTCGTTGTTTTCACGTTCCTCGCGCGAGAGTTTACGCTTCAAAGATCCCTGCATCCACCGCCGGTTTCTATTCGCCGCCCTAGTCACGCGCTCACCTTCTTAGCCATGCGCCGCTCACGTTGCAAAACAGTTTTACGCTCACGCCGAGAAACCTTCTCCGCCTCACCCAAACAGTCCGCCCGTTGCCCACGCCACTCCCGGGCAACAGACACGCAAGCCTCACAACGGCAACCACGCTTGATATAACTCGACAACGAACCCGTCCTGTGCTGTGTGCCCTCCCACGACCGATCAGGCCGCTTAGGTTCCAACAGAATCACACCGCCCTGCAACTGTGTGATGTCGTAATCGTCAAACAACGCAATGACCCTCGCCTGTTCGTCCGAAACGCCCCGCTCATAATCGTTCACGAGTAATCACCCTCTAACCATTCATCACTAAGCCACTGCCCCGTCTGGCAGCGCGCACAAAAATCCGTTATCTTCTCATACCGAGCACCACAACCAAAGCACTCCGAATAGAGGAACAACGGCCTAGACACTGAGAGCCTTCTTCCGGTTGTCAACCAACTGTTTGACCTGCTCGTGGAAACCACCAGCCACAGCCTCATCCCAACGCGCCCGCAACTCATCCATAGTCTGCGCGCCAGTAATCAACTCACGAAAGCCGTCGGGAATCGCAACCGGCTTACCAGGTGTAACACCACGTTGCACCTTCTCCATCTCCTCACGAGACGTACGCTTGTTACCCGAGAACCCGGCGTTAGCCAACGCTCGACCAATAGCCGACGTCTCACAGTTCTCCAACGCACTCGTCTTATTCGCGCCCATCGTCCCGTCAATCTCAAACGCAAACCCGGTAGCCTTCACCAAGTTCGCCGCCTGATCCGCCGACGACTCAAACACCATCGCCTGAACACGCCAAACGCCTGACTCACGGTCAAACTGTGACGTGTAATCGTGGGTCACAATGCGCCCGTCAGCGTGTGTTTCGTAAAACCGCTTGATACGTTCCTCTACGGTTTCGTAATCCGCCAAATTGAAATTAGCCATTCTCTATTTCCTCTCTTTCATCCCATGATTTATACACGTTGATTTGTTGCACCTTCTCAGCCACAGCAACCAACTCTTTTATCAGATTCTCATCACGCTCAACAACGCGGCACTCAACATCGAAGCCGGGCGCAAATCCATTTGGGCCTTCTTGGCGTTCCTCAAACGCATAAACGCACGACTGTGCACCCGTCACCCACATCTGCCACTGCATCTGCCTGACGTGCTCGGCCTTAATTGTCTTGCCCAGAGGGCTACCCGATGTTTTGTACTCACCGATGACTTTGTGATCAAGCGACAGCCCGTCAGGTGTGGACATCATCCAACGGTCAGGCGACAACTTCCCGCCCTTGCTGATAACCCAATCGTTAGGCATCACACCGAACCGTTCCTTCACCACCTCAGCAATATACGGTTCACGCTGATTGCCCCACTCCATGTAAGCGTTCGGCGTCACCTCCTCAGGGTTCTCCATTTGCGCCACAACCTCAGCAAACCCAGCCAGCGTAAACGCCCGAGCAACCATTGTTGCCGTCACCCCTTGTGACCGATGCCACAACCAAGCCTCACGATCCGAAGACCGCACCAAAAAACGGTCAACATCAATCACAGCAACACAGCCAAAAACAACGCACCCAAACACAAAGCCGCCAACACACCAGCAACCAACGCCAGAATGTAATCCCGCAAATGACCTCTATCGTTGAAACTATTTTTGAACCTTTGCCACCACATAATGTGTTCTCCTTTCGTGACAATCGGAGACTACACGCCACCAGCGACAACCGCAACAAAAAAGAAGAGGCCCCGAGTAGAAGAG